CTTCCCTTCAATTTTGTAACCAAAAGGTATATTCCCGGTAAGAGGCTCCAGCCGCGCCCGCTTTCCCTCAAATACGAACTTAATGCGCTCACTGGTCCGATCTGCTTCATCTTGGGCAACAGACAACATGATATTTACTTTCAGCCGTCCGGATGCGGTTGTCGTCTCATAATCCTCTTGTGTCGCCTGCCAAGATACATTGTATTGGTCTAGGATTTCTTGAACGGCATAGTAGTTCCCCACATTTCTAAACCATCTGTCCAGCTTTATGAACAAGATCAGATCAATCTTCCCAGCCTTACAATCTTCAAGTAAACGCAAGAGAGCAGGGCGTTTCTTGTATGGTTTTCTGGCGGAAATGCCAGCATCTTCATAGATGCCAGCAATCTTCATTCCGTGAGATTTTGAAAATTGAGTCAGGTTGTTTTTTTGGTCCTCCAGAGATAGGCCGTGCCGCGCCTGTTCTTCCGTCGAGACGCGGATATATAGTGCGGCTCTCATACTATCCCCTCCAAAATCCGTAATTGGCGCAGTGAATATCTACCCACACGCACCAGACGAAGAGACCGACGATCAATAGCGACAAACCGAGCATGATCCACCTGTATAGTTTTACGGAATGACGTAGGTTATTCAGTTCCGCCTCCATCAGGCCGATGGTCTTCCGCTTATTTTCAAGGCGGTGTTCCAGCCCATCTTTTTCCGCCTGCAAGGTTTCTTCCGTGGCGGTACAGTGATCGCCAATACCAAAAAATGCGTCCAAAGACACCCCCAGTGCCGCACAGATACCAGCTGTGGTATAAAGGGCCGGGGATTTGGACGCATGGGCGAAGAAATTATTAACGGTGGAGAGGGGGACGCCGGAAGCATCGGCAATGTCCTGGGCCGTCATGTTGAGGGCGGCTCTTTTTTCGCGGCATAAGTCTTGGATCGTCAAAAAATCGGCCTCCTGTATTAAATTTATAAGATATGGGCAGCGATAGTACACAATTTCGTTTGGCAGTATACTGCCGGTTTCCCACATTTGGTTATTGCGTTGCCCAATCAATTTTTGCTATGGTTGCATCACGGCAAGCCAATCCCCCCAAGGCTTGCCCTCCGGCCCCGCCGTTTGTTGCAGAGGGCGGCGGGGCCTTTAGTTACTTATTGCTTCTCAAGTTTTACGGTCTGCGTAACTCCCATGGCAGACACTTCGTAACTGATTACGCCGTCCTGATAGGTAAACGTCTTTGTGTCATCGCCGCTGGCGAGAATTGCCATATCGGTCTGATCTTTATCATTTTCCGATTCCCAGGTGTACGGCTCATCCGCCGTGGTAGGGGCATCGAAAGAACCGGCCCAATAGAGGGCTTTGGTTTCTCCGTTATCAGATACCCAATACACCTCAATGGCATCTCCGGCAATAGTAGCGGCCTGCCATGCGTCATCTGCATTGCTGTTTGTCTGCTTCCACTCTCCAACGAGATCGGGTGGAGTTACCGGCTCGTTTTCTGGCTCGGCCTGATTCGTTTCCCCGCAGGCGGTTAACATGCCGAGCGCGAGAACTGAAGACAGCGCGATAAGCAAAAACTTTTTCATCTTAACTCTCCATTTTCTTATATTTTCGACTGCACAAAGTGCAATAATCGACATATAGCCCCGTTACTATAATTATTGGGAGGGACGCAAGATGTTGTATAATGACGCGAAATGTGATACAATAAACAGAGCAGATGTTGAAATACTGCGCGAAAAACTGGTATGCGCCGCGCTGGCGCTTCCGTATGAAGCAAAGCTTGAGCTTTTGAAACTTATTGAGGGGGAAGAGAAAAATGAAAGAGGCCGCTAAGTTATGGTACATCGACTCCAAAATGGTTGACGCGGTAAATCGGTGCATGGACGCCATTTCGGCCTGCGGGCTTTCCGCGGACAGCGCGGAATATCTCCCCTTTTGCTTAGATCGTGCGATCAAGGCAAGCAATCAGATTTCCGCGCAAAGCATCCCGTTTCGCGCAACGCCCGTAAAGGTCAATGAGGAAAACGGGGGCTGTGATGTCACGCCTTTGGCGCTATTATTTGTTCAATAGCCGCTGATGCAATCCCTTTTGAGATTGTTTCAATCACTGTTAAAGACACGGAGCCAAATGACCGCAGCAATTTTGATGTTTTTTCCCATTGCGTTTTTCCTTCGATTGCCGCGATAAATTCATGCCCCTTTGGCGTGACATAGTAAATAGACGGCAGACTGTTGTGATGGAAGTTTGTAATGGGATCAAAATGGAAATCTGTTGCCAGATACCCACTCTCCGAAAGCTGAATGATGTGATAAATCAAAGCCCCTGTATCGTATTTGTTCAGTGGCGGGACGAGCCTCATTGAATCAATATATAAAACATGATAACTTGCGCAAGTATAATTGCCGACTTCTTCTGTTTTGATGTAAGTATTATCTTCGCAAAACAGCATTAAATCTCGGACGCAGTCAGGGTCGAGTTTCATGTCTTATCCCTCTTGCTTTCCAGATATTCAATATAGCGTGAAATCTCAGTTAATTCATCCGCAGATGCGGAGCGGATAAACTGCGCGATTTTATCGTCCACACCCTCGATCTTCGGATCGGGGGTTTCTTTTATGCCCTCAGCCTCGACCAGTTTCCGCACCGTCTCAATATTCTCTAAGCACTTTGCGGTTGCTTCTGGGGTTTCCCCCTCGCGCAACAAAATTTCGTCGGGAGTAGCTTTAAGAAGCTGACATATCCGTGCGGCTTCTTCTGGGGATGGGAGATTTTTCCCACGCCTTACTTCACTTAACCACCTCTTGTGTTTCCCGATCATTTTCGAAAATGATGCTTCGCTCCAGCTTTTAGCCGAAACTTTTTCTGCTATCGAATCTACGTTTGGTTGGACTGTATCTCTT